TAAATCATATCAATTGTTTTTGTATGACTTAGTAGCAGAAGACCATATATCTGCCTCATTAAAGAACGGTCTTTTAAAAATAACTCTCCCCAAAAAGGCAATTGCGGAGGCGAAAAAAATAGACATTAAGTAATGCCTATTTATGTATATAAACATCCTGAAAGAGATGAATACCGAGAGGTAATTCAAGGGATGAATGATGAACACAAATATTCAGAAGATGGCGTTGAGTGGAGCAGGGTTTTCCTTGCTCCCAACGCTTCTATAGATAACTCTATCGATCCTTTTAGTAGTCAACAGTATATGGATGCCACATACAACAAAAAAGGCACTATAGGCGATATGATGGACCTATCTGCTGAATTGAGTGCGAAGAGAGCAGAGAAATGTGGTGGGTTAGATCCAGTAAAGGAGAAGTTTTACGACAATTACAAAAAGGAACGTAAAGGCGCGGAACATCCAAACAGGATTAAAGAAAAAGGATACGAAAGTAAAAATATTAAAATCGATTACGATTAGTAACGAGTTCCACTTACTTTTAAGCCTTTTGATTGTGTTACTTCAAAACTAAATGAAGCATCGTAACTCATTGTTCCATTTACATTCATAGAGTAATTATAAGATGTCAGCTTCGCATCTTCGATTCTATAAATCATTACTTTTCCGCTAGCCTCTAATTTTAAATCAAACTGATAATTTCTATCAGAGGATAAAACTCCTGTCATAGCCCCACTTTCTAAACCTGAAACTAAAGATGAAACAGAAAAAGTTCCATTTGCTGGGAACTGTCTTTTTCTGTTGTAAGCGTAATCATTACCTAATCCGTAAGAAGAAACCCTTGGTAATGATACATTCATATCAACAGATTGAACTAAATGTGTTCCAGAAATTATTTGACCTCCAACTTGTAAATTCTGTAAAGTAATATCACTATTAGTATTATCTGGATTAACTACAGGAGGAGCCTTTTCAATACTTGTGCTGGTGGAGTTTATACCAAACTCAAACAATGACCTTCCTACATTATCATTATTTCCTCCAGTTAAATTTATAGCTGGAGACTCCATAGATGTTCCAGTTAGTGGATCAAAAACTACATTAGAGCATATGTATTGAGTGCTAACTGATGGTAAAGATCCTACAGAATAGCTTAAATTATAAGATGTAGGGAAACAATTGCCAAAAGCAATAGAGTCATCTCCATTAAAATTTTGTGAGGTAAAAAATTGCAGCTTATTTAAAAAAGTATCTTCGGCATTTTTTGTTATTAACGCATAAAAATTCGTAGAGTCTGCTTCAGTAGTATTTTCAAAAAAGTTTGCAAATGAGGAGATAGGATTTGTGTTAATAAATCTCCCTTGAATTTCATTAGAAAAATTAGGTTCAGGAATATATGTAATATTTAATGATACATCTGGTTGTTGAAAAATATCATCAGTAGATAAATCTTGAGATCCAATTTGCTTTGACTTTAGTCTTTCATATCCTATAGAATACTCTAAACCCTGTGTTAGCTGATGTAACAACAAGGATTGATCCGCAGTGCTGAAAGCCACAGTAGAATCTGAAGTAGCCACTATGGAATTATAACTTTTTACAATGTTTCTCGCCATTTTATGTTCCTGTTGGAATTACACCTAAAGGGTCTTCTGTAAAATTTACTTTTAAGCTATTGGAATTTACATGATTCCAAGTATGCGACCAACTTTTACAATAGTAAACTTTAGGTCTATTGTAAACTGAAGGTATTTGATGTTCAAATCTTCTGTAACCACCTTTATTTTCTAAAAAGTGAATCATGCTTTTGGTTTGGGCATCAGAAATATTACTAAAATTATAACTAATATCAAAAGTAGAGATGTTATCATTTGTTTTCAGTCTTTGAATAAAAGAATTTTTATATTCTAAAACATCATTTTTTATTTCTACAGCAGGTTGACTACCAACGTCTGGCTCAAAAAAGAATTTTTGACTCCACATTGAACTGTCACCAGTAGGGCTATTTGTTTGAGTAGAAGTATGACTTCCTGTGCAGTAATAAAAGTTGTCTAATTTATTTTGGCTTATTCCCGTATAAACTACATCATATTTTTCATAAGAAGTAGAGTAATCATAAGCCTGAAAATTTAAATTAGCGAAACAGCCCATCCCCGACCATTTAAGAATTGTTGGAGCGTGATCCACAGTAATACTAGCAGCTACTTCATAGTGTTGATTATTTACAAAAGTTATACCATAGCTATCACATACACCTGACATTTCTTTGTATATATTAGAATTATCTGGCGCAAATTTAAAATCATGGTTCCCAGATTGAGCCTCAAAAAATACAGCTAATTTTTGTGCATTAGCTTCATTAACTTTATATTTCAAACCAAATCTAGCAGTTAAATTATTAACTGACATAGGTATCATATTATAGTAAAAATCATCAGTTTTATAATCATTATTTCTTGATGAGAATTCTACAGTAGAACCATAAATAGGGGTATTTAAAGCTGAAAAACTTGTAGGTATTGATATACCACTAATGTTTTCATCCCTGTTATAAAATAAACTTTCGCTCATGAGTGGCCTACATAGTTAAGTGTTAAACGAACTGCCCCATCAGAACTAGATGCTAATTGTTCTGAAATAAGAGATGCATTAGGAATTGTTAATTGCTGAATACCATCTCCATTTTTAGCAGACAATGTGAAAGTAACTGTTTTATTTTCTCTATCAGCTAAAAAATCAAATCCACTTTGCAAAAATGTGTCATCTATCTCCATTTGAACAGATGCCGAATACTGAATGGGGTCTATATGTTTTACGTTGGTCGGTGTTTCAGAACCAATTGTATAATATGGCTTTTTATTAATAGCTAATGAATAATCGAAACCAATAACACGATTACTAGAACTATTATCACAAGTAGCAGTTATAGATCCTTGGCTTGGTATATAAATTGGAGTTGGCACTGTTCCAGTAGCATTAACGCCACTTTTCATTTCATCATAAACAACAAAAGATGTGTTAACTGTAGGGATAGCCCCTACAGCACAATTAACAGAATAAGAAGATAAATATCCACTATTAAAACCATAAGCCGTATTATTACTATAATTAAAACTCCCTGCCATAACTTCAGATTCTCCCGTAAAAGCTAAAACAGGATCTTCATAAATTAAGTTTCTAGAAAAAGAAACTGTTTGGCTAGTGGCTCCCCCCACTACTGTTAAACCACGTTTAGAACCTAGAGGAGCTAAAACGTTGCTACTATTTGAATAACCTACGTCAAGGCTTTGTATTCCAGAAAGCTCTCTTCGCTGACTAGCATTGGTATTTGTCTTTCCTACAAAGAAGTGACAATCGTAATTTAGCGTTGTATCAAACATTATGCCCTAACTTCTCTTAAAGATCCTCCGAGTCTTTTCTCGTCATCAATAACCTGTTTTACCACATCTCTAATTTTGAGTGCGAGATTTGATTGGGTCTCATTTCCATCTCCACTTTGATCAGATGTTCCATCAGAATTAACCGTTACATTTATAGTTGTTTCTCCATTATTTTCAGAAACAGAAATTAATTCATCTAATTTGGCTACAACTGCCCCATTGTTACCTGCTCCTCCACCAGAGTTGATAGAAGAAAGAGTTCCTCTTCCTACTCTCTGCGTGGCAGCAGCGTTCATAACAAACTCTCCACCAGATAACATGGCAGGAACGGTATCGACTCCTGCTGCGTAAGGAATAGCGCCTCCAGTGGCTTTTTTAGGCACAGGTAGCATCATCCTTTGTAAAAAGTTCATCTCTGTTCCGTCTTCATTCAGAGGTATGGCTCTTCCTATTCCATCTTTATCTACCGTCCCAAACGAGGCTGCATTAGCGGCTCTACTGACCAAACCTTTAACAACATTACTAATAGCAAAACTTTTTACAGCGCCTAGTAAAGCATCTCCTAAACTAGTTTGACTTTCTTTGAATTCTTTTTCTTTTTCTACTTGTCTTGTAAAAAGGCCAAAAGCTTTTTGTTTTGATGCTTGCTCTCTCGCAAATTGTGGGCTGTTTCTCCTCCCGAACATAGTTAAAGCTGCACTTTGAGGCTCTAGAGCTATAGATGCAAATCCTGACCCACCTGAAATTCTATCGAACGCTCCAGTGGTAAAAGACTGTGTGGCAAAATCTAAAAGGTTCCTCTTACCCTTCATCGCTCCCTGCCCAAAGGTTCCTGGGGTAAACAATCCCCCTCTATTCATTGTTGGGATAGAGCCTTGGTTTAGAGATGACATGAAATTTGCGCCGTATTTATCAACAGCTTTTTTGTTCATCACAAATTCTCCACCTGTTAATAAAGCTGGAACATCATCTCTGGCTCCAGAACCACCTGTAACTTTACCACCTGCGTTAAAACCAAAAATTTGTAAACCTTTATTAAGTGCTGTCTTAAAATTATTTTTAGATTGCTCTAGGAAAAAATCTGCTGCTGCTTGCTTAAGAGTATCCCCTAAACTTTCCCCCTTTGCTATCGCATTAGTCAAACCTTCAGATAGGGTATCAGCAAAAGTTCTGGCGCTAGATACCAAACTATCATTAAATCGATTTTGTATCTCTCTATCAGACAAGATAAACTCATCTTTAAATTTAGCTCCTAGAGTTTCATTTACTTGCAATCTTTCCTTTTCTAATTGTAAAATTCTTTTCTTAAGAGCTATTAATTTTGGCTCGTTTACTATTTCGTCTTTTTGTAATTCAACAAACTCTTTTTTAAGTTGTAGTTGTTCTCTAACTATATCTATTTGTCTAGTAAATCCTCTAGATTCTCTAGCAGATCCAGCTAAAAATGCTTGATCTCGCAATCCTGTAAGAGCAGCATCTGTTGACGCTTGGGCAATCGCACCTGCGCCACCTCCTCTAGCGCTAGCAGTAAATAACTGTTCATTTATATTAGATAAGATAGAAGCGCCATCTCTCGCTTTAACTAAATCTACTTTTAATTGTTCGGCTTGTTGCCTCAAGCTTATTGCAAAATCTCTCAAGAGAATACTATAAGATTTAAATCCATCTGCTACCCTTTCTTGAGATTTAGCCAATTCGTTATTAACATCTTTTTGCCGCTTCGCAATTTTTATATCTCTTTCCCCCTGCTTTATTTCATTGGCTTCATCTTTTAATTTATCCTTTTGATCTTGAGTGATCCGACCTTGATTTGGTCCAACAGGACCAGTATCCGTATCTAATAGAGATGTGTTTGCTATATCAACTAATAAACGTCTAACTCCTTCTAATGCGTCAGGACCAAACATATCTAAAGCTTCTCCTATACCATCAAATTGCTCTTTGATTTTAGAGTCTTTTATTTCTTCAGATAGCTTTAATATTGATTCTTTGGTATCAGCTACAGCTTTATCTTCTGCCGCTTGTACATTAATTGCTCCCTCTCTAGCTACAAATCCTGTTTCTGCTCTAGCTCTAGCCTGTGGGGTTAGATTTGGATCTAACCTTCCTCTTTCTAATTGTATTTGAGCTAATCTTCCACCCCTATCAAAATCTCTAGCCCTAGCATTATCTAGAATAGATCTTCTGGCTCCAGAGATTGCCGACCTTAAAGCTTGCGCTCTCCCAGCATCAGCTATTCCTACATCAGTAGAAAGTTTTAAATTATTTTTCCTTAACTGTTCTTCGGCTCTTAAACCATCTGTGACTTTGTTAATACCTGCCAGAAGCGCATCTTGTTCCCCTGTTATCTTCCCATCTAAATCAAATATATTACCTAAAATTTCTTTAACTTTTTCTTGAGAACTTAACTCATCCAAAGATAACTTCGAAAGTTCTTTTTTAAGCTCTTTTTGTTTATCTGAATCTAAAGTTAATTTTTCCATCGAATCGATCTGTTCGACTATTATATCTGCAATTTTTTCATCTGTCTCGGTTTCTATAGCTTTAAGAGCAATCCTTTGTTCAATTTGCTGTTTTTGAATTTCGCTAAGATTATTTAAAAATTCATTTCTTTTTAGAGCTATTTGATCTTGAGATATAGCTTCTGCTTTTAATTTAATTAAATTAATTTGTGTTTTAAGTTCGTCTTGAGCTAAACTAGTATTAACTTGATCTATTGCTTTTTGTTTTTCTTTCTCGGCAGTCTTGTCTCTTGCCGCTTCTAAAGCTTTTAAATCTGCTCCTAATAATTTTATAGCATCCTCGCTTAATTGTGTTTTACCACCTTCTCCTGTTTGTTTGGTTACTTGTGCAATTGTGGCTGCATCTCCAGATATCAAACCTTGTCTTTGCTCTT